GTCTAGTGTACCTGTTGTACCAAAACGATACTCTGCTTCTCTGCATTTATTCATAATAGTAGTCAATGACTTAGACTTAAACCCGTGACACTCATCACCTATTACGCACCCGAATTTTTCAAACCATTTGGGTGGTAGTTTGTATATAGACTGCCATGTGGAAATTACAATACCCTTGTCGGTTTCTTTATCTTTGCCTGAGTAGATCTTATGACACGCATTCTCGACTAACATACCGTAGTCCTCGAAATCGTTGTACATCTGTTGCACCAATCCAGTAGTCGGTACGATTATCAGTACCTTTTTAGTTCCACGACTATCGTTTAATAATCCCAAATAATATTTAATTAGGATATATATAATGAGAGACTTACCAGAACCAGTTGGTGATATCAGAATAGAACGTTTCTTATGTAGTCCTTCACAGATTGCATCAAACTGATAATCTCTTACTGTAATGGGTGATCCTCTCGATGTGATCTCTTCGTTCTTTATGAACTCCATGATCTTGTCGGGATCTATAGCATTAGTTGCATCAGGTCTGCCATAATAGTTATCGTGTTCTACGATGATGGGATAGTTACGAGGTTTTGCAAATCCTTCTAAGAAGGGAAACAAACCGACAGGTAACTCGTTTGTTCGCACATCGAATAGACGTATCTTACCATCCCATACACGGTTTTTATAGGCGGGCATAAACTTATAACCAGGAACAAAGAATGAAAAAAATTCACTCAGTTCACTTGCAATACCAGAGTCACACTCTACGTGTAGTACACTGTGGTTTAAATTTTTAACAATGAGTTCGTCCATGACTTCCATAAACTCCGATAATGAATGGGACACTCTTAAAGAGGTTGTATTAGGTACTGCCGATCACATGAACTGGCCGAGTACCGAAGACTTTCGTTCAAAATGGAAAAATGCTCCTACTGGTGCTGTTGCTGATACCATTATATATCAAACTAATAAAGCACTAGAAATCTTCGAGGAAGTTCTGATTGCAGAAGGTGTCAACGTACTTCGACCATATGAGATCAACTATCAAGAGAGAAACGGTTTTGGTTGTTATTCCCCACGGGATAGTATCCTTATTGTTGGTAACAAAGCAATATGTAGTCCAATGTATTTCAAAGATCGCATGATGGAACAGGAAGCAATACTTCCACACATATCCAGTCGATCATTTGTCACATGGCCAGAAGACACAGAAGATATGTTTGACGCTGCAAATGTAATGCGTTGTAATAATGATATTCTATATCTAATAAGTTCAACTGGCAACTTCGGTGGTGCAAGATGGTTGCAATCTGTATTAGGTCACGAGTATCGCGTCACAACCATTCCTAAGACCGTATACCACGGTAGTCATCTAGATTCCACTATTGTACCACTCCGAGAGGGATTGGTGATGTTAAATAGTGCAAGAGTTACCGAAGATACAATTCCCTTGTTTATGAAGAGTTGGGATAAACTATGGATCTTGGAAGAGGATATAATTGACATACCTACTATCACATCTCCGATTTGTACTAAGTGGATAGCTTTAAATCTATTGAGTATCAACCCTGAGTTGGTTGTGTGTGACCCAGATCAGTACATTCTTCGCGAGAAGTTAAATAAAGTGGGTATAGAGAGTATAGGTGTTAAGTTACCACACGCGAAATATCTACTAGGTGGACATCATTGCACAACATTAGATACAGTCAGACTTGGATTTTATAATTAGATACAATCAGAGAATAAAAAACATATAAATACCATAATAAAGAAAGAGGATTTTATGGCAGTTTTTAAAATAGATGATATATTTACGTCAAGTGTATCAGATGAATATGATAATGATTCTGATTTTATACAACACATTGTTTTAGGTGGTCATACATCATATGCGTCTTTATTTTCCGTTGCAGACTCAGATGGCATCTCGTCGTGGGCGGCATTAAAAGACTCTTGTGCATCGATATTACAATCTTCTACATATTTCAATTTCAATAATGCCGATCAAAGCATAGAACGTTCTACTAATTGGCCTGCTGATTCAGCAAATGTGGAAGAATGGGATATGTCCAGAGTTGCCGACGATTCTACTTACTATGAGATGTATAGAGCAGAAATACCCAAACTAAACGCATCTGGATCGTTTAGAACAACGCCATATGTACGTAAGACAATTAGGATCGGAGATCAATCAGATAGTGACGGAAACAACTGGGGGAAGTGATTCAAGTTAAGATCCACTCTCAAACATTCGCCATCTTATCATATTACCAATCGTCTGGTGTCTCCAGTTCAGATTGTTTACTATCTCAGTAAGGGTTTCTGTAACAGTTTTCCATGCAATCACATTCTCCTCACTTTTCTGGATATCAGGATCGGCATCATAATATTTGTTCATGTCACCTTTCATCACAAGTTTACCATCTAAGGGATCGTAATTCCAACCCCTAGATTCTACTTCATCTTTATCCATCTTACCATTATAGTATAACCACTTGTCTCGCAACAAGGTTTTCTGATTCATCTCAGCCCTGTTCCTTTGGATCTTTGCGTCTGCAAGAAGTCCGAGGTATTTTGCGTGAAGCATTGGAGTCTGTCGAGAGGTTTCGTCTAACGAACCTTTATCGATAGGACTATCTTTTTCCCATTCCTTTAGGATAAGATCTAGTTGTTTCATAATATACTTTCATAATTAAGTTACTGTAAATGTTGTGTATGCAAATGTTACAGGTAACACCACATATTCTACCACCCCTACTGATGATGCGAATTCGACGTTTCCAAGAGATATCGGGAAACATGATTTATATAGTATTGTATTTGAGACATTGTTATTACTATTTAGAATAGATAATCTAATGTCATATTCTGGCATGTCTTGAACGGCAGTATTTCCCAAACCATTTGCATTTTCAGAAGGTGTAGTGACTTTTGTATTAACAATAGATTCCATCCAGTTTTGTATTTCAGTATATACAGTCATTTTTTCATCTAATAGAACTTCTACGGTTAGTTCTCCAAATTCTAATGTATCTCCAACGAATTTTGCGTCAGTTCTTTTGAAACCTACCAATGACGGATTCATTGATAATGTTGGGTGTGATACTCTCTGAGCAAAGAATTCTAAATTTGCAAATCTCTTACGATATATGGTTAACTGATAACCATTTGGTTGCAGAAAATTTCTTTGTTGAAGTGCTGATTCGGTAACTGCCATAGATCTATCCTTTGTTTACATCTCTATTTATAAGGGATTCAACCCCGACCAGAAAATGATTAAAGGTGAGTCATACATTTATATAAGTATGAAACACCCCTTTGTCAAGAGTGACAGATTGTCGCACCAGTCTCTGAGTGATGTCTTACAGTCTGACTATCTTCTGCAAATCCCATTTCTTCTAAAGTCCAACGAACCGCTTCACGGTCAATTGAGTCTCCACAAAAAGTACCTTCATCTAAGTTAAACGTTGTTGCTCCAATTGCAACCGTAATATCTGATACAGTTGCCCACTTGCCGTTTTTCATTAAACGATAAATTCCATCGCGGCCATAAAACGAGTTTACATACTCAATAAAATTATTAACTGGTTCACTATCAAAACTCTCTTTGATAATATCTTTAATCCAGACTTTGCTAAATCTATTTTCCATTATATATTCCCCATTCTTCCATATTCTGTGCAAGCATTATTTTCTAATTTTGCATATTCTGAGAAACCATTATTTTCTAAAGTACCTCTAACCCATTCACGGTCAACTGTGTCTCCACAAAAACCAAACTCTGGACTCCAAGTTGTGTTTGCAATCGCGTGTTCTATATCACCTATAGTCGCAATCCTATTATCATTTCTTAATTCATAAATTCCATCACGTCCATAAAACGCATTGACATATTCTACAAAAGGTGTCATTATATATTCTCCATTCTTCTTAATTCACTTGAAATCATATTTCTCACTATTTGACGTTCGTGAGAAGGTGCATCGTCTACACTCTTAAAATAAGTTTTTAAGATCTCACGTACAACCGAACTAATGTCAGAACCCGATATTCCAATTCCTTCTTGAAAATAAGATCCGCGTCCAAAATGAAACTCACACGATTCTCTAACAGAATATTGTAACATTTCTAACCCTCTATTGAAGATTGATCTTTCAAAATCTTCGCCTTGATGTATCATAGTGATTCCTTTTCTCTCTTGATATACTATTACTATAGACCATATATCGACTCAATGCAAGCATTAAATTCATTTGTTTTGAAAATAAAAGAATAGTGTGACTATTTTGACACAAAAAAGAGGGGGATTTCTCCCCCTCTGAAGTTGTCACCCGAAGGTGATGATAATGGGTGGTTTACCCACCTCTTTTGTATTCTTATGCGAGTATGTTGTCTACTCGGAAGATACGGTAGTAGAAGTTAGTCTTAGCAGTTGCAAGACCGTCGCTTGGTGTAGATCCAACAAATGGGTTTGAAGCCATACCGTATCGAGTTTTGAACCCGATTTTTGGTTGGAATGTGTTTTCACCAACCGCACGAACCATAGTTAATGGTACGTATGGACAGTAGAATAGACCAGCGTCATAAGGGTTAGTACCTTTATAACCAACATTAGCATAGTCAACTGACGCATATGGGTCAATATAAACTTTTGTACGTCCGTTAAGAGTACCAGCGAATGTGTTTCCTGTGTCATCTACATTTAAAGATGTAGACAATGCCGGCGTATAATCCAACATTCCAGAAGCGGCTAAACCAGATGCAACGTCAGAAGAACAGATGATAAAGTTACCTTTACCACGTCTTGTTTCTTTTGCAATCACATTAGATTCTCTTTCGATCTGCATTATTAGACCTTTTAAACGTTCAACACTCCAACGACCATCTGCATCTGTTGACAAGTCAAAGATACCGTTGATTGCTGTGTTATTAGTTAAAGCACCAGTTTTTGCTTGTGCGTTAATTGTTCTAATAACTTCTCTGTTGATCTCAGCAAGAATCTCAGTAGATAAGATGTTTGCTAATTCTGTTTCAGCATCCAAACCGTGGATTGCTTTAAGATCTTGAGCAAGTTCAAGAGAATATTCTGCTTTCAAAGCACGTGATTTTGCAGTCACAGTTGCTTTTTCGATGGTGAAACCCATCTCACTGAATGCAGTTGATGGCCCTTGACCAGTAGATCCAAGACCCTCGGCATTGGCAGTAGTCATACCACCAGCTTGTGTTGGGCCAGTTCTAGAGTCATCGATACTTGAGTCAACAGTTTTTGTTCCTGTTGAAGAGTCATCTGTTAGACCAGATAGACCAGAACCGTCTGCGCTCATAGCAGTTGAAGAGTCACCAGACCATGTGGTGTTTGCTTCATCGAATAGTGCTTCTGTAGAACCAGTTGCACCATCACCATAGCGTGATTTCATCGCAAAGATCAGTCCTGTTGGGCCTGTCATTGGTTGAACACCACAAACGTCGTATGCCATCATGTTAGGTAGCGCACGTCGTACTAGTGAGATTAAAACTGGATTCCAGTTTGCAGCTGAAGAAGTTGCGTTACCTGGAGCAGCCTCTGTCAACATGTTATGTTGTTGTGCTTCTTCTTGGAATGCACGTTCTTGATTCTCAAGAATAACAGCGGTAACTGCTTTTCTATGAGAGTCTTTTATGACACCAGCAGATTCTTCATTAAGAACTGGTGCCCATTTTTCGACTAACTTGTCATATGTTTCCATTGTTAGATACTCCTCATTTAATGGATTTTTTCAAAGCAGTTAGATATTGATCCATAGATGAAGTCACTTCAGCATCAGCTGATGGGCCTCCCTCTTCAATTTCTTCTACTTGTGTTTCGACGATTGCTTTCTTGAAATGATTTTCTTTGACGATTTTTACTTTTGCAGAGAAAGATTCTACATCATCAAAATCAAGATCTTCTACAAGAGAAGCAAGTTTTTCAACTTCGGTTTCTGCTAGACCATGAGCATGTTCACGCACTACTTCGTAGCGTTGGAACAATTCTAATTCTTCGGTCATTGCAATCATTTTACCTGTTGAAGTGTTGAGTTGATCTTCCAGTTCAGTTACCTGTTCGTTAAGATCGTCAACTAGGTCTACTTTACTGTCTGGCACATCTATGTAAGATTCTACGAATAGATCTTTCATTTTTCCCATAAAGTTTTCTGCGATTTCAGTCCTAAGACCATTCTCGACTGCAACTTTATTTTCTGCCATCCAATTTTCGACTACGTAGTTTAGATATCCATCAACTTTTTCAACTAATTCTTCTTTAGTTGAGTTGATTTCTTCATTGAGTTCTGATTTATAGTTCTCTTCTAAACGACTGATTTCTTCGGACAGTTTTGATTTTACTGCCATTTCGAAGATCACTGCTGTTTTTTCTTTGAACTCATCAGAAAGGGTTGCTTCAGATTCAACTAAAGCTTTCATATCGTCAGAAAAATCGATTTTAATGTCGGCAGTTTTGTCTGCTTCAGCAACTACTTCTGCTTCTGCGTCTTCTGCGACTTCAATATCTTCACCCATCAATTTCTTGTATGATGCTTGAAGAGATTCTTTACTTTGATCTTTCATCAAATGTGATACCATTGCATCTTTGAGACCTGCTTTGGTTTTTGGGGGTTCTGCTTTTTTAACCAGATTTTTCATTGCATCAGTTGATGCTAACGAATCTGCTGGTGCAGTTTCGGGATTGTGTCCTTTACCTTCGCTTACTTCACTCTCGTTTTCAACGAGGTCAACACTTTCCTGTTCTACTTGATCAGTCATGTTTTGACTCCTATATTGCTTTTTTCATTAACGAGAGGAAATTTTTGAATTCACGTACTTGTGTCTCATAGAGATCAGCACGTGGTGCTTTCTTGATTTCAGTCTCAATTTTTTCAATGTCTTGTCTTTCCAATATGCCATTGTTCCAGATCCAGTCTACACCTTCCATAATTCCATTAACAAATGCTGTCGGTGCAGATGGGTCTTGTACGATATCAACCGTATTAAGAACGAAATCGTCTTTAACGACCATAACGCCATTTTGGTTTTGAAGACTACCCATACCACGAGTCGAGACACCTAATTGAACACCACCGTCGAGTAGGCCTTTAACAACCATACCATTTGGAGTATTTAATATTGATGCTCTACCCATCACATTCTTTCCCTCAAATTTGAGTTCTGTAATGAGATGAGATACCTTGTCTAAGTTCACAGTTGGCCCTTCGGGGTGATTTAACTCTCCAACTGATCTCTTAGTCATTACTTGTTCGGTATTATATTTTTCCACTGCTTGTTCCATAACATCGTGTGGATATATTCTACCGTTTCTATTCTTTGTGTCTGCTTGTGCAAATACACCTTCGATGCGATAATTTTTCTCACCGTTTTCTTTTTTCTCAACAATGCATTCTACATTGGATTCTGTGTATTCTGTTATCAGTTTCATTCATTATCCCCTTGGATTATTAACTTTTGCAAGCAAAACCGCAGCGTTTGCAGAAAATATTTCTTCTGTTGGATTTTTCTTAATGAATGTTGTGTCGTTTCCTGCTAGGGAAAACGATCCAATAAGTGTGCTATCGCTGTCTGCTTGTTGTAATGATACCAAATATTGTGTTCCAACTGTTGCTGAATTTACTGCACGAACTATTTGTGCTCCACTTACATTACTAGCCGCACTAGCGGATGTTGGGGATGCGATCTCTGCCGCTAGTGGTCTAATTACATTTGCCATCTTTTATCCTTATCCTTTTGCCGCTTTGATGAATGCTTCACCTGCTTTTTTTGCGGTATTTAAATCTTTAAATCTATCTAACTCTTCATTGTCGATATAGGTTACAAAGGGTCGAGACCCTTTTATTTCATGTACCATCAATTCGACACCCTTGATCTTTTTAACATACACGTGTTTGCCAGGTGGCATGCCCTTTTTCATCGCTTCACGTAATTGTTTGAATGTTTTCATTTAGACACACTTGTTGTATTATTGTTACGTTTATTTATACAAATTAAACTTTTTATTTTCAATTTAAATATACCATAAAATATACGCTATCCCCATTTCTAATGCTAATAAAACACTAAGACCGATAGTAGAACCTATTATTGCAAAAGGCAAAAACAGATAGTCTTTTTTTCTACGTTCCCTCGTGCAACAACTACTCATTAAACTGGGTGACCTTCTACTTCCGCTTCGTCGGTTTCTTCGGACTCTGAGGTTTCTGCGGTTTCTGCGGCCGCTTCGATTTCATCTGCTTCTGCCTCTGCTTCTAATTCTTCGGGTTCAACATCGTTAAATATTCGACCTGCAACTGCAATCCGTTCCTGATCCATGGCCCCATCCATCTTTTGTGCAATCATATGATTGAAGACGGCATTTGCTTTATTATAATCAGCATTCGCCGCATAATCGATCATATTTTCTAAAGTGTTATCTTCACTCATCGCTGTCTGCTCCTGTTCCAACATCAATTTCTTGCTCATCTTCTACTTCTCCATTTTCTTCTTCGTCATCGGGGATTTCCCCATCTTTTTTCTCTTGTTCAATTTCTTCTTTCATGTCTTTCCACTCTTCTTCAGAGAGTTGAAGTACATTCTTTGCAACCCAACCTTTTGACAAATATTCACCTATGTATTGTTGTACCAAGTCCATAGTTGCCATGCGATTTTGGACAAGTTCTGCTTCTTTAAGTTCAACAAAGTTGTTGTCTCTTACGAAGTCATAACGTATCTCATTCGCCCATTCATCCCAATCTTCTTCGGTAATGATGTTTTTAAGGATAAGTTGTCTTTTGAGTAGTTCACTAAACAGTTTAGAGAAACGTTTACGTAACCTATCGATAAACTTCTGGAACTTCAACTCATCTCTTGAGATCTCAGTTGATCTACCGAGAGAGAATTGTGCTTCCTGTTCTAGTCTAGCAATAGGTACGTTCAGTGAACGATATAGTCTTTTCTGGAAATATGTGATGTCGTCGAT